CCCTTACTATGGTAAGTGTCCAGCTTAGGTTGTAGGAGTTTCTTTCCTTCTTCTCCGTTTAAAAAAGCATTGACTCTATCAGGTGTTGTAAAACCTCCGATATAGTTCTTTACTTCTTCTGTATCTTTGTTCGTATCTAGGTAGGCCGTTATTTCTGCTAATTCCATTGTTCAACCTCTTTCTGCCCTATACATGCTTTAGCCTGTAGAGTGCAATTAATGACATATAAAAAGCACTCATTTTTAAGAGTGCATAATTATTAAATCCCTTTATCACTAGCCCAAGCATCATATGCTTTGTAGTCTATTACCTCTCCTGTCGCATTATCTCTTCGTTGTGTTGGCGACCAACCGGCATAAGGGATATTTATATAGCAACACCTACAATTTGGATGCAAAGGTATCTCTGGCTTGCTCGGATCGTCTACATCATAGATATTTCCATCGAATGAAGCATCTTCCGGGTTTGTCTTGCCATCTAGCGTAGCAGAGAATAATTGTTGCGTTACCCCTGAACTTGTTGCTATGTCGTCTGTTGCCTGAGCCTGTACTCGCGCTGTTTCTGTTTGCACTAGTCTATGGCTGTCGTAAGCTGTAACATTAAAGCGATCCCTTATGTCCCTGCCTATTTTATCAATCGTCATATCGCCCTTCATGGCCTTTATGAGTGATGATTGAAGCGAGTCAATGAGATCACCTTTGTTTGCCCATATCCTACTGCTGAACATTTCACCCTTAAACTCTGTATTAACAGCAGAATCCACAAACTCTTTCTTAATCATGTTGAATTTTAAGTTTGCTTTCATGCCTGACTCCATGACAAAGGAATTTTTGTAATACGTTGCGCTGAATACCTCTGCAAGTATGGCCGTTACCTTATCAACTTCGCTCTGTCCTAATTCCTTGCCCATAGCCTTTAGTTTGGCTTTCATAGTAGCTGTAAGCTGTTGTTGTTGCGTTGTGTTCAACACCATTAGGCCATCTTTGCTGTGGTTAATGTACGCCTTTCCTATTAAGGCGTGTAATTCATCGAGCGCAGCGGATTGCTCAAGATATACGCCTTTCATGGCTGAATTAGCGTACTCTTCGCCGTCTATTTTAATTTGTTCAATCTTCTTTTGGTAAACAGGGTCTATTTTCTTCATTTAGCCACCATCTTTTGCATAGGTGCTGTAGGTGTTGGAGCAGTCGGCATAGGTTGTGTTGGCATAACAGGATTTAACAAAGCGTTTCCTATGCTGTTCACTTGTTGTTCCTTCTTCATCCTGCTAATCTCATTTAAAGGGTTGTCAACAAAGCTGAACAGGCTTAGTGCGGTTTCTGTACTGATTCTATCTCCAAGTTGTGTTACTACTTGAGCGTTTTGCAGATCATCTTGTGGTATGGCCGGGGTAAACTTAATTTTAATGTCCCTGTAATCATAATTCGTTGATTTTAGGCTATTTGTGTACGCAAACAACATTTGAAGACGAGTTCTGACACAGTTAGCCAAGGCTTTTTGATTTAGCTTGCATTTCTCTTCTAAACTAATCAATCTTGCCCTAAGCGCCACAGAACTCGTGTTACTGCTCATCTTTTCATTGCTGTTGATATGGCAAGACAGGTGATACATCTTATCTTCGAGTGTATGCAAGGTATTCTGTATAAACGTGTCATTAATCGTCTTTATTAGCCACTTAGCCGATCCATCCTTGCCCTTTGTCTGCATAACTCCCAGCTTTTTCATATCGGCTAAGTCTGAGTCTTGCAAAGCTAAGTTATTCAGCACCAAATAAGCGTTTCTGAACTCTGTTATCTCGCTTGATATGTCCGAAAGGTTGGTTGAGTAAGCGTCTTGGAGAGAATGGATGTCATTATATAGGCTATCTAACCATCCTTCTTCGCTTACATTTGCCATTCCTACAGGAACACATCCAAAGGGGTGAGAAGTACGTCCTATCTCGTTAAATAGCTCGTCCGTGTGTATGATCTCCGATTCTGTATAGATGTCGATATACATTTTCGTGTCGTAAGGTTGCCGGAAGATATGAAGGAAGAACATCACGTTATCACAATGGTCTGTACAGCAAAATACCATGTCTTGGAGAAATTACCCTGCTGCAGAACTGAGCATCTTTGTCGATGTAGTACAGTTCGTAGGAGTTTGAGTAGATCAGCATGTTCTTTGCTAGGTTAGCGTCATGGTCTGCTTTCCAGTGTGCTGTAGATAGCCTTAAGAGTTCAATAATCTTCTCGTCACCATTATGTGAGGTGTAAGTTATGTCATTACCAACGCTGTACGACACTTCTTCTTTTGATAAATTTCTTTATAAAGTTAGTAGAGATCTTTTTATTGTAACGATCATTGACGAAATTATAAGATCCTGTTCCTTCTGCATCTAAGTTGTACTCATTAATAATAATGTCATCATAAGATCCAGAGGTTGAAGCGTCTATATTGGCTCCGTTTGTTATCCCCATGTAATACAAATACATTTTCATGTTAACGTGGTACGATCTTTGGAAATTAGCGAAAACTTTAACAAGAAGTTCTCTATTTTCGTCTACATCAAAGATGATCTTCACCTCCCAAACAGTTTTTTCTTATCTAAGAATTCAATCCTATAAACAATATCTATTTCCTTAACATCAATAGTAAACTGGGAAACACAGTCAGGCGCATCGTCATGCTCTGAGAAATCAGCACCGCTAAACTCCATAACCTGATCAATAAATAACTCATCATCTTCATTAAAGATTATCTGACCCATGTTCACGCCCTGTATTATTGTAGAAATCTTCTCATCTTTATTTGTGCGCTGCATCTTGTTCATGAACTCGAGTGTTCTATTTTTCAACTCAGGTTCTTTTAAGATAAGTTCTTTCATCTTGCTAACATCAGCACCGCTGTATAGGTTCTTCTCAACTGATATATGAGTTATGTCTGTATATACCTTTAAGAGTCCAATAACCCTAGAGCAGAAATCGTCAAAGTTTAATCTCTCAAGTATCCCTTTTCTAATATATGAAAAATCATTATCGGCAACCGATCCAACACATAAGGCTGTGTAGTCGCTTTTAATGCTAACACTAGAAGCAGGGTCGCAAACTAACATAGTTTTCTCGAAGGTATGTGCTTCTATTTCTATACTCGATTGAGTTTTTATTGACTTGAACCACTTATCTCCTATTTTAGAAGCATCGTTCATCATCTCTTGTTTAAACGCAATGCTATTATTAAAATAATCTATGGCAAGTTTAAGACAATCATATTTATCATCCCAAACCGTGGTATAGTGCATGGCTTTTTCATTTTGAAAATAAAACTCTTTAGCGTCTGAAACAGAATCCTTTAATTTATCATCAAAATAAATCTTATAAAACTCTTCCCATAATCCAGAGTGAAAGTATTCATCAACGTCAAAGTCTACAGCACGCTTTAGGATGTGCTTGTAGTCCTTGTTAAGAAGTAACCTAGACATATAACAGTCCTTATGAAGTATCGTGCCTAATACGATGAATTTAGTGGCTTGTTTGATCCTTTACTCCTGCCCTGTATACCGCTTCATCCCCAGCATAACCAGCGTCTTCAATCCAGGTGTTGTATTTCTTATTTCTACTATCTAAGGTGATAATGTCTGCCCTAGATTGGTAATCGTCAGCAATGATGGCATCCGGTCTACTACTTCCATACTTGCGCCCCCTCATACTACTTGTTGAGGATATGGCCTGTATCTTTGTTTTGTTAGATAACTCTAACTCTAGTTTATTAACAGTGTAATCGTTAGGTTTGATCAACTTACCAAACCCTGCTATTAAATATTCGTTTTCTTCAAAGGCTTGACGAGTCTGAGATATAAACGCCACTGAGTCCGACTCCGTTTTCCCTGCTACTAAGGTATAAGTGCTTTTTTTGTAGCAGTGTAACCATACCGATAAGGCAAAGTCTGCAACCGTTGTCTTGGCTGTTCCTCTTGGCCAAGCAATCTCTATCTTGTCAAACTCATCTTGGAGAAACATCTTGTCTAATTCTTCCCATAGTTCATAGTGGAGTGGGGCCAGTTCTCGAGCCGTGTTATTCTTCTTTGGTACAAAAGTGTCCTGTAAGAAGTAGCGACAAAAGAAAGGTATACTGAGGGCTCCTATGGATACTGCAAGCCCTTCTATACCAAAGAGGTTGTCAATGTGCTTTAGTATCATGTTCTCAGTAGAGGTTGCAGCTTGCTTTGGCTTTGCCCCTGCTGTTATAAATTGTGAATAGATTGCTTCATATAGGAGTTGCCTGTTCTCTTCTGTTTGTTGGGTTGTGGAGAATAGGGGCTGTAGGGGTTGTTGCTTTTTAGCCATTTAGTCACCATCCATCTTTAATCAACTCCCTGTTTATACATTGCGGCTTCCCAAAATTGCTTCTTTGCATAGTCAGATAAAATAGAATCAAGGTTTTCTCTAAACAATAAATAAAGATTTAAGCTAAGGCGTTTTCCTGCGAAGAAGTAAGCAGGGTTGAGATAAAACTCTTCACTTTCAATATCACCAATGATGCGTTTGTTTCTTTGCATCATGCCAATATTAATCATCTTTGAAATATATTCCTTACCCCTGTATGCAGACAATCCAACTATATCAATAAGCTGTTTCTCTGAGTATGGTCTTATCCCAGTTCCTGTCCTGTATCCCAACATATTAGAAGTAGAAACCATAAGCTTCGCTAGTCTTGCCGTTCTTCCTATCTCAGCGTCATTCATTCTCTCAGGAAAAGGAACATCAGCAAACATCTTAGAACCACGCTTATTGTATGGTATTAAGTATCCATCGTCATTGAAAGAATCAGGTATCTTAAATTCCTTTTCCCCAAATACCTCTCCTGTTCTTTCGTCTACATTTTTTACTACTCTCAGCATTTAGGGTATCCTCCTACAAAACAAAAATGTGTGTGAGAGGTCTTCTCAGCACAAATATGTGAAATTGCTTTTATCTCTATAAGCCTCATGGCAGTAGGGTTAAGGGGTAACTATCCTTTTTAAATAGTGCAAGGGTTATAGAGTACGTCCTCGCACTGTCTACGTTGGGTTATTCTTGTACATATATTTGCATTTAAGGCATAAAGAAAAGCACCTCTTTTGAAGTGCTAATT